TAAATCTTGAGCCCCCAAACCTAGATTGAACATAAACGGTATCATCGTTATATGAAGCTACGAAGAATCGCTTTTCTTCTGGTATTCCTATATTGATTGCATTTGTAATTGCAATTGCTATTTCCTGTACAGTTCCATTAGGATTAAAGAAACCAAATTTATTACCACCAGGTAAAGGGGCCTCTGCGGTACTTGCTGATATTTGACCAACAGGATTTACACCGTCAAAAAATGATATTCTAAAACCATTTGTAATGTCTTCTTTAATCTTAAAGCTACATGTAGCCTTACCTTCTCTTTTTAATATTTCAGCGTTTGCATATGCATCAGGTTTTTTAAACCCAGCTAGCTTTGATATATCAATTTTTTTATCAAATAGCCTTATTTGATTATCTCCCCACTGAGATCCTTTTTTAATTGTATGAAATTGATTATCTTTATCCTTAACATAAAAAATAGATTCCACTTCATTTACTCTAGAAGGCGTAGGTAATCCTGTAACGGTTGTAGTTTTTTCAGGATCTAAATAAACTAGAATACCGTTTTCATTTGTCATTTCAAACGGAGTATTTAATTTTTCAGATACCTGATTAATGCTAGTGATTTTAGGAAGTTGTGTTTTTTCAGTATTCTTATAAAAGCCAACGCCAGATATATCAAATTTACCTTCTTCTATTTCATTCACATACAAACCAAAATATCTGTTAATAGAATAGTCTTCTGCATTTTCATCAGAAAACAAAAATTCCAAGTTAATAAGGTTTGCTAATAGAATATTATTTCTTTCAAAACCTTCAGTAAAGAAGTATTCATTTTGTATAATTGTTGCATCCTTAGTAATTAATCCATCATATGAAAAACTACCCGCAGATGTAAAACCTCCCTTTTTGTAATTAATACCGTTCCATTGAATAGGCTCGTCTTTTCTCCAAGTAATATTAAGAGGAGATTTTGGAAAAGATTCTTGATTTCTATAAGTTCTAAGGTAAGATCCTAATAAGCTATTTGATGTTAAATCAAACGTTTTAATTGCCGTGCAATTTTCTAATACATTCTTTGTAAAAGCAACAGATGTTTGAGCATCAAGATAATTATTATTCTCTAACGATTCATTAATGTTGTTAACAGCAGCCGGGTTGTCTATTCTAAATATAACAAAGTTATTTGGTATTTGTTCATTCAACCAGATAGGAGCCAACATTCCCAGGTCTTCCTTGTACGAAGAAGAAGACACTGACCTGGTACCAGCAGAATAAAACATTTCATACTGATTCTGATACTGTGATAATACAGAAACGTCTTGATATTCCTGAAAAACTTCATAGGCTAGCTCTGTTGGGAACTTACCTTCCTGAAAAAAGGTAAAGACGTCTTTATCATATGTATTTTTACCACTTAGTTTAAAAGCTTTAAATGAAGATGCAGCTAATGTAGTGTTAGCATTAAAGGATTCTAGATATAAATTATCTCCATTAGAAACCAGCTTAACATTAGCTGTAAGCTTTGGGTTTGTTCTTACAATACTATATGATGCCTTGTCAAAGAGTTTTTCAGCCATTTAAATTTCGCTTTTTTTATTTATTCACCAAAGCGATGGCAAAAATCAACCTACACCAGGCTCATTGGATCCTCTGGTGACAGCCTCAATATTTCTACCACCGGTCCTAACAACTTGATTTACTCTAGTTGCGGTAACCGAAGGGCTTAGCGTTGTTAAAACTTTTTCTAAATCACTTAATCCTTTAGTAACTGTCTGCGATGGGAATACATCTATATTTAGATTATCAGATCTGTATTTTGCAAACAGTTCAATGTCGTATTGATAAACATCTTGGTTATTAGGATAAATATCAAATCCTATCCTTTTGGCATACGTGACATTAACAGTGGCACCTGTGCTGTCCCCTGCAATATTTCCAATACCGCCTGAATTACCAGATCCTGTACCAAAATAGTCAGTCATTCTATATTGGAATACTAAAGGTATGTTTATAGAATTTTGTTGGCCAAACTGTACAACCTCTGCAGATTGAATTGAATCACCATTAACTTGAATATTGCTATGATCATCTGATGATAAGAACAGATATGATCCACAACTTTCCTTTCCTAACATATACTGATCAAAGTTAGAAAACGAATTTTTAACATTTCTATTATACCCATTCCCATCATCTACATTTTGCAATTCAGGTATAGCAGTTAATGAAGGGCTAGGTTGTAAAGTTTGACCAGAAGATGGGAATGTTGCACCTGCAAGAATGCCTGTTGTAGACAGTGTTGCTAATTCAACAATATTTTCATTTAGGTAGATTGCTTGTTGTTTACCTTTTTGAGTATCTGATTGAAGAGGAATAAACTTAGAATGTCTAAATAAAACATTTGCAGTTCCATTTCCACTGGAGGTACAATCTAAAAACGTGCCTGTCGGTATAGTTAAAGGTAATGTTACAGTATCACCAGTTCTTTCTTCATACGCCTGTTTATATGCAGCATAAGATGCAACAAAAGGGTGTGTGATATGTACCTCTAATGTATCGTCACCAGTAACAGGTAAATATGATGGTGCTGTAGTAGGTTCCCCTAACTCGTTAAATGCACCACCCCATATAAATTCCCCTGCTACAATTTGTGCACTATCAGTAGATCTGCCGTAAAAGTTTTCGGCAGTATCTAAATTAAACGTAAACTCGTTAGCCGGGTTACTATAATTATAAAAAGTTTCTTCAGATGAAACATCACTAAATCTACTGTTGATAAACTGGTTCTTATTCTGTGTAGATTGGAACGGGCCTACTGATGTTGTCTGTCCATATTGCCAATCTACATCAATAGTAGGATTAGTTAAGAGAACCGGTGTCAAATCATATTTTCTAATAGTGTTGTAATCTGCATCATCAGATGTATATGTTGCTCTACCGTTACTTTGGTTTGTTTGACTATTATCTAACCATGGATAAGTAGCAGGTAGAATTGTACTTCCACCAGTAACTTCAGTTAATGTATAATTTGGATTTTCTGATTGCTTAACCATTCGGTTTCTATTACCAGCTATTCTAGAAATTAATCTCAATCCAGTCTGTTCATTATTAGCTAAGTTAATAAAGAATGTTTTAGATATGATAGCACCCCTAGGATCATCAAGATTAGATACTTCTTGAGAATAAAAGCCAGCAAATACTTTACTTAATGAATTTCTTTTAAGCTTTGTAACATTACCTTGATCGTCTATTAATGTTACGACTAAGTTACCTTCAGCATTTTTAAGTATCTCTGCAAACAGATCTAATTGATTCTGCATTTCTGTTAACTTAGTAAATAAATCTATAGGGGTCTGGTTTTCTGACAAAAACCCTGAGGCAATTACCGGAGACGAGTGGGCATAATAGGTTTCATTTGCCGTAAATGAACTACTTAAATGTTGATCAATACCCTTTGCATTTAAATCTTCCTCAAGACTAACTTTAGCTAAATCCTGTTGATTTTGATTAAGAATTGATTCAACTGCATTATCAGAACTAAGATCTGCCGGAAATGGAATAATAACAGAATCTGACCAATCGCTTTCTAGTGGGTTAGATGGCCACCCTGCCTCACTGATAGATTTAACCTGTACCTCTACCTGTTCACCTTTTCTAATAGGTATGTCTAATTGATTAATATTTACAGCATCCGCATTATCGGTGTTTATAGCAACCCACTCATAAGTCCCTGTCATAGGATTCTTTTCACGAGGTCTTAAATCACTATCAATTATATTATAATTTGAAAAAGCACCTTGGCTAGTACCTGAACCATCAGTAAAGGAAAATTGATCAACTGGATTAGCAGCACCATCATCTGATAAATATCGGTATCTTATTTTAAATTTAACAATAGACTGGGTCCCTGTTGCAGGGGTAGACTTTTCCTTTGGCATTGGCCAAAAACCTCTAGCCCTGTATTTAGGGGTAATGCTTGATACTGAATTATCTTTTGATTTAGCATCAATTTCTTTTACCACGGATGCATATAACTCGGCCTGTGAAGATCGTTCTGTAATTAGACCCTGTAACGCATTCTTGTCAGCATCTCTCTCAACTTCAGTAGAATAATTAGTGGTTTGTATTTTGGTCCTACTTTGGGCAATTGCTCCGTCAAGTTCTTTGAGAGTTGCTTCTATGGTATTCTTTTGATTGTTTAGATCTGTTAACTGTACTATTGCAGGAGAATCGCTAACCTGCCCATTGATTAACTTAACAGCAAAATCATTAACATTTAATTCAGGGGCATTAGGTTTTACACCTTCTCTTGTAGTAGGAATTTTATCATCTGCAAAGGACAAAAGCATAGAGCCAAAATCGATAGCACTCTGCTGATAAAATTCAGCTAACGTTTGTTGGGTACCTGCTGCATTTATAGTAGTCAATGTATTGGTATAGAATGCACTCCCAGGAGACCAATTAACAGAAGGTATTTTAGAATCAGGATCAATAGGCTTAACAAAAGTAACACACCTTTCATTAAAGCCAACAGTTACATCAACCTGAACATTATCATTAATAGTTGACGATATCTTTAAAACGTCAGAACCAATAAGAATCGGCTCAGATCCTTCAACTAATTCTAATATGACCGTATTAGTACTTGAATCTAATTTAGTAATCTTATATCTAGTATTAATAGGATTACTTACAACCTCTAAGCTATCACCTACTGCTAACTGAACTGTATCATCAAAATCAGCATCAGCATCAGTATAAAATATCTTATTTAGTTTATATTGTTTCTTTTGGGAGGTGACAGTAACACCATTTATTTCTTCTGTGACAGTGGCATCTGATATTCTTAGCACACTAAATTTTCCAGTGTATCTTTTTACCCTAGGCGGTAAATCAACCACAGCCTCATCTAATACATAGGAAATGTTTCTTTGTACTATATCCTGTAAAAATGTAGTGTAATTAATATCAGACCTGCCTTCATAATTATTGTTGAAGAAATTAACCTTTGTCTGGGTATTTGTATTTAAAATATATCTTTGTACTATTGCTCTTTCAGTATCAATAGGTACTTGATCAGTTAAGTTAAACGAAACATAAAGTAAAGGGTTTATCAATTCTTCAAAGAACCAATTAGATTTAACATTAAAACTTTCAATAGAATTCAAAGAATTTAAATCAGGTGCCTCTGTTGGAACTTTAGCAAGTACTAATTTTCTAAATGTACCATCAGATAACCTTATTGAACTGTCAGAGCCGTTAAGATTAGTTATAGTGTTAATGTTAGATTGTAACCTATCTACTGAATTTTTTAAGAAACCGAAACTAGGAATAGTCACTCTTGAATTTGTACCATCTTCATTTTGAATATTAATAGTTACAGATTCATTGCTAGAAGTTATGGCCTGGTTAACCTTTTCAAAGCTTTCTAACGAATTATTAAATAATCTAAGAAGCTCTGGTAAAAGTGTTGATATTGAATTATTTTCAGCCATTGATATTTTTCCTTTCTTTTATTATTTATTTAATGATATCATATACAAAACTTAACACCCCTTGCTCTGTACAAATAAATTCTACAATAGGTCTTTCGGAAATATCTGCATTTGAAATAACTCCCATTGACACACCATAAGAACCGTTATTAAGCCTACTTGGTGCATCGGTCCATACTCTAATATTTCTTGATCCTATATTTAAGTTGTTATTAAATACCAGTCTTAATGTCTGACCGGTTTGCCATTGTATACTAGTATCATTAATATAAACATTTAAATCACCACCTGCTTCATTAACAGTATCCAACCTTAACATATTAGTATAATTTCTCAGATCAGTAAATACTTGAGGGGTTGCTTGATTTAGATTTAATGGATTGGCTACAGTTATTTGAACTTGGTCATTGTTAAATGGAACCATTAAATTATACTGCTGGTTGGCCAACGATATGGTAACAACATTTGGGACATTAGTGTTAACGTTAATACCAGATCCTTGTCGTATTACATCAGTATTATATTGAAGGGTTATTGGTACATTACCAGTAGCCAATGCTTGTATTTCATCTGAGTTTTTAGCAATAAGATCAAGTAAAACCGTATCATTAGCAAAAGCAAGATTAGCATTATCAAGTTGATCTTGTACACTGTTAATTTGTGCCTGTAATGAAGTTACATCAGAAACACTAGTGATTTGATTTTCTAAACTTTGTACTTTTTGATCTAAAGTAGAAATTTCTAATTGCTGGCTTTGAAATATTTTAGCTGACTCTTGTAGTTGAGCTGTCGCTTCACTGAAGAGCTGCATTGAAAATGTATTATAGTCATTAACGATTGTGTCAATTCCTGCGGTTCCTGGCGAAGCATCAAACCGTAAATTAATTTTAAATCCATAACTGTTACCGTTTTGCCCGGTTACTTTATTTGGCTTGTATTTAGGGTATCTTTGAATGTAACCTCCATCAGTCGTTGGGGTAATATTGTCTACCAATAAGATACCATATAAATTGGTAACTGTATTAGCAGTGTTACTAGTATCTACCATATCATAGTATACTAGGACTGCATTAAATTCAAATGTGCTTGCTAAATCAGTACCATTAAATTGGGGTATTGTAGAAATAGTAGGATCTGTTACAATTTGCTCATAATCATTAGCCGTAAAATCAACACTGATACCATCCAACTCCGATCTAACATAAGCAGATCCACTATATCCTACAGGGCTTCCGTAATCAGCAGGATATTTTCTAATATTAACATTAGTAGGATTAGTAAACGTGCTTGGTTCAGTGAAATATGAATCAGTAGTAGACGGCGGGGTAGGTTCATCCATCCAATTTGCATTAGGATCTGTATACCCAGCTGGCCCAGCTCCTAATAAAGGTTGATCATAATCATAAAATGCATTTATGCTTAATCCTTGTGGTTGTATTGTACTTGCATTCCTACCTAAAATAAATTCATCTTTACCTTGTATCTTTAAACTAGGTTGATAATTTGTATCAGAAATAGAATCAAATAAAATAGTAGGAGTCCCACCTACTTCAGTAGGTACATTGATGTAAAGCTCAGTATAAGCTTCTCCTGCTTTATCTACATTATTAACAATATCAATATCACCTATGTACTTAACAACTCTGCGATATTGGGTTGACCCTGTAGTTTGTTCATCTTCTTCAACAAACAAAGGTCGTGTTACACCTGGATTTTTTTCTAAATTTGTAGCAGCACGAAACCTTATGGCTCCAGTTTCCTTCATCCACTTAAAGAATACTCTTTCTGCTACCGATCTTTGTATGGTGTTATCGTATGAAGAGTCACTTATAATAAGCTCTTCTAGGTTTAAAGCATAATTTTGTAGACTTTCGGTAAAATTAACGTTTGGGTCTCCTTTTAAACCACCACTAGCAATCATACCGTCTATGGTATCAAATTGCATATAGTTTTCATAATTACTAAAAGTATTAGGGTCTAACTTATCAAAGTCTGGTATATTTAAAAGCACAAACTTTGAAAAGACTAACTTAAGGTTATCATTATTAAGTGTCTTTGATAAATCCCTAGCAGAAGAAGAAAACGTGTAAAACGTACCCCCATCGGCCTGCGGTGTTTTAATTAAAGGCGTAGTTGCCATGTATTGATTTTCTTTTTATTAAACTATTGTATACCCAGTTCCACCTACTAAAAACCAAACTCCATTTCCTGTGCCATCATCCACACAAAGTAAGTGTACAGTTTCGCCTTGTGCATTTAATTCAATATTGGTACCACCTGGTAACACTAATGGGGTTGATGCACCAGCAATACTGATAACACCTGTCTGTGCTTCAGAATATACAAAGAAAATTTCTTGACCAATCACACCATCATTAAGTTGAATATTTACAGTAGTTCCTAAGCTATTACCTACACGTTCAACTGTGTAAGGTGGTACAGCTGTACTGGTACCTACACTTATAGGAGAACCTGCTGCAAATGTATCATTTAGTGTTTGTGGATCTACATCATTTCTAACCAAACCTCCACCATTAAGATTAAGGTTACCTGTCATATTAACATTGGTTAAAATATCAAATGTAGAAGCATTTACATCTAACAAGATTGTACTAAGCCCAACTCTTAATGATTGTGTTTTTACATCATTTAAGTTAGTAATAGTACCTGCAGTAGGATTAAAGTAAACTTCCATTGCATTGATCTCACTGGTCACTATGTTAAAGTTATCATTTAACACTAGTCTGGATCCTGATAAAGAATCTGTTCCAAGAATTTCTGTTACGCTAATTGCCATTTCTTTTCTATTTTATTATTAAGATATTTCTATCCTTTTTATATTTATTCCCATTCGTATCTGTAAGTTCAAGTGTAATCTTGTAATTACCAGATTCTTTAAACAAATAAGTTAAGTATTTACTCTCAAAATATATATCGGCCATCTTAGGGTTAGATGTATTTTGAATTGTCCACTTAGGATTTGCCTTACTAGGGATTTTACATTTATCATAAACAAACATAAGCCATGTCATTTTAGGTAAAGTCTTTCCGTCATTAATAAACTTGGCAGTATTCCATGTTGGGTTACTGGCTTTATGTAAGCCTTTTCTGTATATTAAACTAGGACACCCAGTCTCACCAGTTGAAAAAGGTGCACCAGTTACTCCAGTTGATGGGCATGCCCTACTCCCATCTGCATATACAATATCTAAATATGTCCAATCACCATGTACTCCAAAATACCTACAGACCGCCTGGATGTATTTCTGATTATTTGAAGAGTCATAAACTACATTATAAACATATTTGTTTATGATATTATTTTTACTCGTATTTAAGCTAGCCGCAGCATCCGCTAAAGTAATTACGCTATTTCCAAAATAATGTTCTGCAGTAACACCATTTACATCGGTTATTTTTAAATATGTTTCTGGTATTACTTCTTTAAATTGGAAAAATGCAGGAGTATCACCAGTAGTACTTGTCATATCCCACCATAAATGATATGTGTCGTTCCAACCACCTGTGTTTAAATTATCCCATCGGTATGGTCCGCTAAAACTAACTTCACCGTCGTCTTGGTAATTTAATAATTGAAAATTAGGAGATGCCCCTAATCCAAAGTTATTAAGTATAGCATTAACTCGGTCTAACGATTCATATAAGCTAGGGGTTTCATCTTCCCAGGTAATTGAAGGCTCGATTGGTAAATTCCATAATGAACCGTAATCATTCCACTTATAAGTACCTTCACTGGACCATGTGTAATTTTCTTTTCTTGCTTGATACCAACCAGAATACTCTACTTCTCTAGATTCAACACATATAAAATCTGTTTTAACATTGGATGATATGTTGTTATATAGGTCATAAAGCTTCATCTCGACACTGTATGTACCTACATACGGTAATATTAATGGTAACCTATTATACTCTGATATAGGTCCTCTAAATATCTTAAAATATGCCGGAGACACCTCAGTCTCATCCTTATAAATAGTCCATTCTATTTCTTGGAAATTACCTCTTTCAATACCATCCCAAGTAAACAGTGTCTCGCCAGGCAGTTGGTTAAATAATAGTTCAGAACCTAATGCAGATTGACATGAAACCTTTAATCTATCTACGTTTTGCCCAAAGATCCTAACGACATTACCGGTTACCGTTACTTCTTTTGATATATCCCAAAATAGCCATGGTTCAATAAATGAAGTCTTTAAGGAAATAAGTTGGTTATATAAAGAATTTACCACATCAAGATCAGTGTCACCGATCGCGGCTGTATATGTTGCCTCAGTATTTGTATCAGGATCTAAAACAGTAAATGTAGATCCAGGGGCTACACCCTGAGGATCAATATCGAATGTAAAGAACTTATTGGCATCATCTAATTGATTCCATGTAGAATCTACATTATTCCATGTTATGTTTTTAAATGAATCATTTTCAAGAACGGTTAATGCTCCAACTGGAATACCTGGTTTATCCGGTAGGTAATATGAAGATTCTCCATCTGGCCATGCACCTACCTTATTAAGCTTAGGGGCATATCTTGTGAAGTATGCTAAGAACGCATCAGATAAGCCTTGTACAGTTACATCAGATCCGTCAAAAGGTTCTCCTAAGGGTCCATTTAAGTCTGGTCCTATAGGAGCAGGTGGATATACTTCACCACTGCTTATTGGCCCAGCCACAAGATTTCTACCTATACCTGATGAAAATGGTGCAATGTATGCATTACAATAATTTATTATAGCTTCATCGACTATAGCTTCTGAGGCAAGGCAAAATGAACTGAAAGATCTAAGATCCTCCAAATAGATACAATCATTAGTAGAAAGTTTAAAGCTAGTATCTATACCAGCAACGATTTCTCTTTTATCATTTCTACTGATTGTATTCACAACCTCTAATAAACCAAAAAAGTCAGCCTCACCAGTAATATCTTTAATTCTTGCATTAAGAGGAAGAAATTCTTTTTCAAGTTTTTTCTTAAGACCAAATAATTTAATTAGAATTTCTTCTATAGTAAAATCGTAGTTCTCAGTAGTAATTGGTAAATCCTCATCATCAAATTTATCAGGTACTATTTCATTAATTCTATATACCAGGCTAAATAAGCTTGTCTTTCTAAATCTTTTATTAGGTAAAGTTATAGACTTATCATTAAGCTGCACCGATGGATTAAATATGTCAATATAATTACTTTGAAAATATTTACCGAACTGTGTTGAATTAGCATCTACGTTTTTCCAAAACTCTTTAACTCTTAATGTATCATATCCAAAAAACTTAATAGCGTTAGTAAGACCTTTATAAGATCCAATAAAAGGGTATATGTTCGAACCTTCTAACATTATTTCCTTTCTCTTAATGTTAACTTCTGCAAAGTTAGGTAACAGTTCTTTAATGTTTGTATCCCTGAAGACGCTACTATCAGACTCCAAAATATTGTATCCCATATTTTGTGTCATAACTTTTAATCTCTCGTCTTCACCAATAGTTTCTCCCCAAAAAAGTATTTCAGCTATAACAGCACCAGTACACTTATCTTTAATTAATAAAGTTCTCTTAAAGGTATTTTCTACCTCGGATCTTATTGCTATATTTAATTGTAATGCCTCAGATTGAATCTTATCAGTTACAATATAGCCTTGTGGGTTAACCGTTGAGGAGCTATCACCGCCTAAAGGTATACTTAATGAGCTAACTATTTGCAATGGAGGACCGTCATTTTCTATTTCCAGTGAAGTCTGTGTCCCAGTATCAAAGTCCATGTCAAATTGAAATAAGAAAATTTCAGTAGGATCACTTGTCTCCCATTCTGCAACCCAATCACAAAATCCATCAGTCGCACCAGTAAAACCGGTCTGCCCGGTGGATACTTCAGTACCAAATGGAAATCCAAACTTTTTAGTATTAGTTGTAGAATCTATAAATTCTTGTAAAATAAAAAGCTGACCTACTTCAAATAAACCAATAGACACTTCTGATAAGTACACTGTACCAGTCCACTTATCCTCGGTTGCATCATAATCAAAATTATAATACTTACCGTTCTTATCAAAGAAATTTAAATGTTGCCAATTATTAGCCATCTTAATTTATTTTTTGATAATCTTTAGGCACTCCAAAATTATAATAAATTCTAAGATACTTAACTTTATTTATCCAAAATAACATAATAGGCCCTAAGTAGCTTTCTAAGAAAGTCCGTAATCTTTCATTTCTAAACATATAAGTAGAAAAAGAATTCCTCATTAAATTCTCATTATAATTATTACCTAAGTTTTTTAAATCCCAACCCTCTTCATAGGTAGCTTTATAAACACTGGGCATTCCGGTTCTTCTTTCTGTAAACTTATTCATATTATCTTCCTTGTATAGCCTTTAATGTAGGATTATCCTGCAACCTACCTGTGTTGGTACTCCTAGCGTTTTTAGAAGTTGCAATTGAAGTTCCTCTATTTCTTTTAAGTTCATTAAACTTAGACTGCTGAGTTTTATTATATAAGTTATTTGGAATGGCACCCTTAAAGAATATATTAAGAGAACTGATTGCATTCTTATTAGGGGTTTCTTCATAATAAGTGCCATTACGATCATCCCAGCCACCTCGTATAATTGCTAAATCTTCTGGGCCAATAACAACATCACCAAATTCATCTAGTCCTAGTTGTGGATCTTCACCTTCTTTTAAGATAACCTTTTTATTTTCAATGAGAACCTTTTGATCTGTCACTGGGTCAGTTCCATAAACCGGGACTTCATAAAAGCCATCAGCTATCGCTTGCTCATTTACCTGAGATATAAAGAACACGTTAACCGAGTCTACCCCATCAACATTTTCTATAATTGAAATTAAATCGGATCTTGGTATTCTATCTCTTCTATTAATGCTTATAAAGTATGTACTTAATTGTTCTCTAATTTCTGCATGTATTTCATCTTTATCAAATCCTTCAACATATCTTAACACTATATTAAGAGCATACTTTTTAATAAGAGGGTCGTTTATTCTAACCTCAGCAGTAACAATTTGCCTGCCGCTTTCATTCAGTATTTCATAAACCATTTCTTTTTCGTCTACGGTTAATGTAAATTCTTCTTGAGGTACATTAAAGTAATCAGTATCACTTGTAATCTTTTTTGCAATATCAGGTATTAAGAATAGGTATACAATATTGTCATCATCTAAATACTGATCATCTTTAGTGTTATAGGCATCTACAAAAGAAAAGAAGTCATACTTACTTAAATAGTAAATGTAATTATTAGGGTTAGCTAAAACAAATGAGTTACTTTGATACGGAGCAATCAACCTCGTAAATGCAGGATCTTCACTATCGGATCCAAACATAGGATTCCTTACAATATTTAATGACAATACTTCATTTAAATCCACTTCCTCTCCAGTAGGATCTGTCCCAGGGTCTTTAAATTTCATATCTAAATTTTTACCACCTATATTTCCAGCGCCTCCTCTGGTCTTTACATAAGTAACCTTAATAATAGATCCTAATGCAGGCGGTAGACCAAATTGATTATTTCCAAAGAAAATAGTTAACCCACCATTTACACTAGTTTTAACCATAACTGCTTCCTCGCCATTATTCATATCATATAAAGAATTAACGGTTTTCCACAATTTACCATCTACATGAACATCAACCATATATTGATCAGTTGGATCTTTGGTAGTTAAATTATAACTCTGAAGCGCTTCACCTGTTCCTGTAAACGTCTGATCTTCTATTTCGCCTTGAATTAATTGCACATTTACAAAATCCTTTGTACTTTTTTCAAGCCTAATGTAATCACTATCAAATTTTATAAAGTAAGATAATCCGTTTTGTCCTATTTCTAATGGGCTTAAATTCATTATTTGAACATAGTCTCCATTAACTAAAGAAGCAGCAGATGTATTTAATCTTAGCCCAATCATACCTTGCGCGGATATCCCTCTAGTAGGATCATGGCCTGTTAACCTAGATAGTCCATAGATAGATTCAATATTTCTTGCCCTAGAAATATTAAGCTCAGTAGCTACTGCTTCAATATAAAATAATATCAGTTCACCAAGATTAGAAACCACTGTTAATATTTGACCGAATGGAGATGCAGGCGTAAATACTTCACCAGCCTGTTCATATTGTCGCTGTAAATATTGAAATGCATCAAAGAATAACTCTGTTGCCTTTATCCTGGTTTTACTAAAAAATGACATTCACTAACATATTTTTAAAATAAAGCACCAATTACTCTTTGTTCATTAACGAAGATATCAACTAATGCGCCACTCCTCTCAACTGTATTGTAAAATTTTACTACTGTATCAATACTAAAACTGCCGTCACTGCTGTTTAAGCAATATGTTTGTATTTGAGTATTAATTCTTTGTGCAATCACAGCTTCATTTAATACTAAAGAAAAGACAAGATCATCTAAATTACACCCAACATCAGGGGCTCCTAGTACCTCACCCTTCCTCGTAAATAAAACATTTTCAATTTTAAGAATTAATTGTTCAAGACGTGTAGTTACCTCAATAACGTCATCGTTGTATTTAGGTGCATCAATGTCTCTACTGTAAATTTCCTTTATCATTGAGAATATTCTTTTATTATATATTCTCTAAGAATTTTGAGGGTCTTAGATTATATTTTATCCAGTAAAGAAATAGTCTACACCCTCATCTCCTTTAATTTCTTCAACGACCGCTGCAACTTCATCTTTCCCTTCAGATGAAATTAGGTCATAATTAATGGTAATGTTTCCTGGTAGATTAAACTGAAAAGTTCCTACGATTCTAGCTAATTGTATTTTTGCTTGGCCGATACAATATCTAATAAATGCCTCATCTTGGAAAAGATCACAATCAGGAATTGTATTATAGACCTGGAAAATACATGCACCGTTCTTAGGTAACTCTCCCATAAATCTAAACTTTTTAGTAAGCCTATTATAACTATAAGAAATCTGAGCCTGTAACACTTGCCTAGAAACGTCAATAAACTTAGAATTAATTACATAATACATTAGATTTTCAGAGCCAATACCAGCACCATAGACATCAGAATAAATAAACTTATCTAATGAAAAATCTAAATCGCCTGCAGAAAATGAATTATCACCAAAGCCACCATCCTCACCAGAGAATCCATTTATTTGAAATACATTATTGACTGCCCAGACCGTATCAGGCATTTTTACTATGCCTCTAGGATTATTGACATCCTTTTCAGATAATTTATTATGATCTGCGCCAGTCTCAGAGTTATGACTGATACCTTGTCTAAAATCCTTTTCTTGCCACGCAGAGCGAGGTAATGCAATAAACATCTCCTCTACACTATCTTCATATATCTTATAAAAGTAATCTTTTGCTCTATGTATGATATGAGCCAATTCTTTCTTAGGAACCGTAAAAGGTATTTGGCATGCAACGGTTAGGTCATCATTAATTTCTTTAATCAATGCATCTAAACATTCAGCAGCATCTGGGTTACACCAAGTTTTATGTCTAGCCATATTCTTATTTAATTTTTTCTATTTCTATGATTTCGGTAGTATCGCTAAATCTTGCAAGCTCAGTAGCTCTACCTTGTCTAAAGATACCGCCTTCCATCTCTCCACTAAATACACCTCTTTTACCAAAGACGTAACTTTCTTGGCAAACTACATTCCTACTAACATATGACTCTTCAATTTTACAAGACTCTGCAACGGTAGCCCCAAAAAGATTTGATTCATATACAGATGCATTTTGTAAATCGCAACCAAAGATGTCACAGTTTATAATGTTGCCTTGTACAATAGAATCAACAATGTCAATACCTTGTATTTCAAAACATCTCATTAACTTTGCATCCTTTATTTGGATTCGTCCGCTATCTGCATCGTAGTTAATTAGCCCTTCATTCATATCAGCTTTAGTGATAAGCTCAAAAATCTTATCTCTAATTTTTGGGTAATACATTTCAACAATTTGATCATAGGTTTTAAGATCAATCATTAAATGTATATCTGGGTACCTTTCTTTAAATGCTTGGTAAGTTCTATAAGACTCTACAACAGTTTTATGCTTTTCTAAAATCTTATCTAATACTTTAAGGTCAACATCATTATATTGAGGATTGACTAAAGTTTCATATAATGAAGTAATGAAATGTTCTGTCATTGAAAGGATTGTAGAATATTTATTTTCGTAATCCTTTCCACCTAAGTATCTAAATTCTATATAGCCTTTAGGTACCTTGGAAAAGTTAATGCCGTAATACTTTTCTTTAACAAACATATAGTTTTTCCAAAGATTCTTTTCAGGTGATGGGTGGGTCATACCGCTTAATGGTACAATAAATTTAATAGACTTTGCATAAACTGAATCCTTTCTATTGGGGAAGGCTTCATATACTTTATTCTCATCAAAGTTAAGTACAAATTTACCTATATCTAATTTAGACATATTTACAATTGGTCCTAACTTTTTACCATCAAATGCAATATTAATATGGATAGAACATCTATCATTAGTGCTACCGTTTTCTCTAATCCATTTTAAGGTCTTTGCCATTACTAGCTTAGCCTCAACGAAAGGTAACGGTCCAGTGACTAACTCAATCATGCCGCTTCCGCCAGAATTATCAGGCTCTAGTTTAAAGACTTCCCCCGTTGGCGAAAATTCACTATGAGCCTTTTCCTCTATTCGTATTTTCTTATTAAGACTTTGTGTAAGACTATCTTTTACTGAGTTTAAATCTTCCTTTGCAAAAAATTCAAATTCAAACCCAATTTTAGAAGAATGGATAGCATTAAGTTCCTCGTTAGTATACATGTTTATCCTGATTTGTTTATATATTCAAACCAGGATAGATGTTATACTAAGTTCATAGTAATTTTACGATCACTAATATTTACGCTACCTATCTTAACTTTAACAACGTCGCCCTTTGAAAGTTCTTGCCCTTTAAGTTTAGATTTATGTATTAATCCGCTTATACCTTTTTCTAATTCAACGAATGCACCATACCTAGTAACTTTTGTAACCTTTCCATTGGTGATCATCATTGGTTTATATTTTTCGTCAGCCCCATCCCATAAGTCAATTTTAGGACCAAGTTGACTAAGTATGATTTTCTTTTCTGATATAATCTCTTTAGGCCAAAATGAAATTTCATCCCCAGGTTTAATTGAACGGTTATTAAATAATTCTAATGTAGACTCATCCAATTCGTTTTTTGGTATTAGTCCAGTCAAACATTGATTAAATTCTGCAAATATACCAAACTTAGTAGTACCAGTTACAAAACCAGTAATATGATCTTTTATGTTTTCATTAAGCTCTTCCGTTGCAACAGGTATCATTGTTCTTAAATATTCTCGGTGGGACACGACTATTGTTTGCTTTTCATTAGAATATGTGATAGGCATAACAATTAATTCTTTACCTAACAATGATTCAAAATCATACAGCTTATTTAAACCTCCTAATGATCCTGGCATAAAACATTCTACGCCACCTACATCTACCCAATAGCCACCATGAATTAATTCTTTTACGTTACCGGTGAACCCGACAGATTTATTTCCAATTGCAGAATATATTTCATTTCTTTTGACTTCTTCTAATGCATCACCAATAGAAGCATAAATAATTCCTCGGCTATGTCTCTTAACTTTAATATCTATAATTGTACCAATTTCTAATTGATCAACAATGCCCTTATCTTCTTTTGTTAGATTACAGATTGCAGTATTCTTTTTGGAAATATCAATTAAAGCTTCTGTTCTAACTTCAATCTCCTCGCCATCAATTATCTCCTTTTTCTTTATTATAGAGATGACCTCTCCTTGTGTTATGTAATTATTGGATTCTTCAGACTTTTGCAATTTATCGGCTTCTTCATCTGCCAATTGATACATTTTTAATGCTTCTGTAGTATAAGATTCATTACTTAGTAATTTAGTTCCTTTTGGTACTTGTACTTTAATTGTTTTTGTGTCAAACGGATCGTCACTTAATTGGACGGTGATTTCTTGTTCAATCATTATTTTTTTGTTAAGCGTGATTATAGATTATATATTACTTTGCTATCATGTAATAATTATACCTAGCAAAGTCTAATTTGTTTAAACGATAATTGCTGGAGGGGATGGTGCTGTTGTAGCTCCAGTCTGAGCGGCAGGTGATCCTGCGGTTGCAACGATTTGACCGGGTGGGATTGTAATCGTAGCAGATTTAATATAAAGATCAATTGCAGGTGTTGCTATGTTTGCAAATACTGCCGCGGCTGCCTTTCTTGCATCATCAGCAACATCAGTACCTTGTGGGCTATTAGCAATGGTTTCTGCAAAAACAAACATTGCTTTATCAAATGCCTGCTCCAATGCAAGGTTTAATGTAGGTTGTACTAATGGCATAATTTATCTTTTAGTAGTTTATATATTTATAGAGATTTAACATTCTTCTTACTGAGCTGAGCAGCTGACATTGGAACTATTGGTGGTGAAGTTGGGGCACCAAGATTACCGATGTGCGTATGGCTGTTGAAAAATGCTTTAAAAGTATCACCTAAAATAATTTTTTCTCTAGCACCTTTCCCAAGTTCTATTGATGATGAATGGTTAATGATAGTATTTTTGCAATTAATGATTGCATCTTTACAATTAATTTCTGTGTTATCAGTACTATTGATTATAAATTTTGCAGAATGAGTAAAAGTAATATTTCCATCATTTAGCATAACCATAGAATCACCGTTTGCATTTATTATTTCTACAGAATTATCAGGTTTTATATTAACTGTAGTAGGCCCTTCAGTTGTAGTGTAATCCATCATTAGGCCCTTTTCCTCAGTGAAGAAAACCTTAATACTTTCACCTTCTCTTTCGTTTGTAACATCTTCATTACCTCCACCAGTTAAGCCAAATGCCGTGTCATATATTAATAGGTGGGAATTTGGATACGCTGCTTCAATCTCCGCCTTAGCCTCATCGGAGGGGTAGAGCGACTCATGATAAACAGGTGAATAATAATTTCCATTATCAAATGTAACTCTTACGACACTACCTAATTTAGGAACTGAAAATGTTCCACTCCCTGAGCTGCTACCACCAGAAGATGCAACAGACGGCCTGGCCCAAGGCAATGCAGCAGTTGGCATTACATAATCACTAGTAGGATCACCTGGATCAACTCTTTGATCCATTTTTCCATATACTCTAATTCTTACTCTACCTTCGAATAGATCATCATCGGTGTCCTCTATTACACCAACCCATTGTGTACCTTTTAAGTTATCAGTTCTTAACTCTTTAGTTGTTAGCCTACCCATAAATTATTCAAATAAATTTTGAGATTCTAAAGGGGCTGGCCCAGAAGGGGCAGGTCCAAATACATTTGAAGAATTAAATTCTTTTTCTGCTAATTCTTCTGGAAAAAGATTAGATGACTGTAGAGAACTTTCTTGTGGTGGCCCATCCCCAAAAATATTTTCGCTTACTTTAGCAATAGAAGGATCAAATCCAGGCGTAGTTAATTCCTGGGCCGCAGCGCCCTGTAATGTACTAAGTAAACCTTGCGGATTTTGAACTGCATTAATTATATCATTTCTTAAACCGAATGCATTACCAAATTTTAGACCCTGTACAAACGATGCAGCTTTTCTTTGTATTAAATTAGTTGCACCTGTCAATTGCTTATCTAAAAACTTTTTACCTGCAGCTTTAGCCAAATCTCCGTATGTTTTTGGTTTTAAATTTGCGGTATCTTTTAATGCAGAATCATAACCTGCAAATTGAGATTGTATTTCTACTTTACCATAACTCCATTTCATAGAAGAGGTAGTTAATGAATTGGAACCATCATTAGTAACATTAGCAAAAACTTGCCCAGCTGCAGTAAGATCCCATAAACATTCATCAAACCGAAATGTCATCATGGAAGCATTTTCATTTACAAACTTATTTAGTTCATTTTCTGGAGAATTAGGGTTTTGTGAATTTATAAAATTTCTTACAAGATTACCAGTAGACCTAAACTTTCTAATTTCTACAACATCAACATAACAAGTAAAATACATTAAGTTAATCGGCAATACCGTTCTTCTGTATTTTACGTCATAGCATGCAGCTTTGTAAAGATTAAATAATGCGGACATTTTCAAATCAATGGCTTCTAATAAACCTACGGTGATTCCCTCTCCTTCTGCTACACCATTATAAGGTGTCATTGTAACTGTCTTATTCCATGCTTCTTGTAAACCTTCTATTGTTTGAAAATAATAAGGCCTAGTTTGTTGAATTTCTCGTAATCCTTGTGCAAAGGCAGTAAGATAGGTAGCTCTGTTTGTTTCACCAATTTTATTAAGATAGCCTACAGCTGA